ATTGTTAATTAAACTCCAATCAAATTCAAAAACTTGATATTGAACGCTAGGTGATACCGCAGTTTGCCATCCTAATTGTCTTATTGCCAGAGGATTATTGTCAGATGCCAATGTATAATTATATACATAACCAGTATTTACTTTTTGAGTTACTGCGGTAGTTCCGTTTACATAGGTAAATGTATCAGAATTCAAAGAAACATCAAAACTAATGTCACCTACATTATCTACTGAACTATAACGTACTGGGAAACCCAATACAGTGTCATTTGCACCAGTGCCTATCCCATATGAAAACAATGTACTACCTGCAAATGATGTACCTACATAAACAACACGATCACCAAAACTTATACCATTATTATCAAATATATCAAATTTAGGTGCTTGTTGTAATTGATTTTTTTGTTGACCCTCAAACCAACTTTCACCATTGAAATAAAAATCTTTACCTTTATAGTTGTAACCTCTATAAACTGCTGTTTGTTCATCTGGTAAAACTAAACCGTCATCTGCTTCAGTTAATGTAATTACCGGAGTACTACCTACATTCATTGCAGCAAAACGTGAAATATATATTTTGTTTTTAACGTTAACATCATTGTCCGCAGCGAACACTACTCTAGAACCATCAAAAAGTGAATAGTTATCTAACGGAGTGTCTGCCGTAACAACTGACGCATATGAATTAGCCTCGACAATTGATTGATTATACCATGATACTGTAATTATAGTATTGGTTCCAGATTCTCCAACATCAGTAACAAAAGTAATAGCAGGCAATAGATCAGTTGAATCAGTGATGTATTGACCTATTTCAAATAATCCAAATACATCACTAGTAGCTACAGTAATAGTAGTACTGTAAGGGTATATACTAGTAGTCACAGAAGTAACACCAGAGGTTGTCAATATAACAGCACTACCCTGTTTTGTTTCAGAAATAGTAATATAATTTCCTGAAATTTCAGTAATAAAATAATTAGTATCTGCGGTTATTCCACCAAATGTTGTGCCAAATGATATAGTGTCATTTATATACAATCCAGTTGTGCTACTTAATAGAACTAGATTGGTTAATCCAATAGTTTGCGTAGCAATAATAGATGTGTTAGGTCCAGATACTGGAGCGATTGTGGCAGAATAATTGGTCCAGCCAGCAGTGTCAGGATAATAATTAGTTGCTCCGGCTACCGTAGAGAATGCATCGGTTGTTTTAGTATCAATGAAGTCAATAGGATTTTTACCAACTGCACCAGAATTAAACATTCTTAAGTTAGGGTAAAATTCAATAATAGGACGTTTTGCTTTGTTTTCTAATTGAGTATATTGTGTAATTAATGCTGGAGTGTTGTTATATGCAGCGGTTGCATTAATAACATCAATGTGGAACCAGCGATTGCTTCTTGACCATGGATTTCTGTTAATTGAATTTCTAGCAATTGTAATATAATCGGGGTCAACTGGAACATATAAACTTGAGTCATAGTTACCAACATCATATGATGTTGTATCATACGGAATATATTCACCCTCAGAGAATGCACCAGGTGATACAAGTGTAGTTACTGGAATTAATTCAATTGCAGTGCCCACACCCTCAACATAGTATTCTACGTTGTTAAAACTTTCTGGGTATATATCCCCTTGAAATAAAACTTTTAATCCATTAGTAAACACTACACCATTTGGCGCAGTATAGTTTGTTTTTCCTAATATGTTAGTAATAATATTAATTTGGTTTGTAACATTGTTTTCAATCAAATTAATGACACCAACTCTACCGGGTATAGTTCCATCTTGGTAATATAGTCTATCTAAGATAGCACTATTATAAGGCTCAAGTGTTATTACACCGATCGTACTTCTATAAAAACTTCTGTTTACCCATTCAGTTCCGTAAATAGCAGTTATTTTTTGATTGATTGGAATTTGCCCTGCCGGGGTCAATTGAATTTGTGGGTTATCAATTGCTCCCAAAAAGCTAACCGTATAATAATTAGCAGCCACTTCTGTATAATAACCGCCTTCGTAATTGTTGTTAAACACTGATGTACCTGGATAGTCGGTAGCATCATCGTAAGCTACACCACCATTTTCATCATATAATGTTTGGTCGTAGAATTTATTAACATATCCAACTTCATTAGGCACACCAGTGTTATAAAACATAATGGTTAACCCATCCAGCGCAGTTACACCATCAATACCACCAATATCATTTACTAATGCACCGTTTATTTCATTGAATGGGGTTGTACAAATAACATCAACTAAATTATTACCTGGATGATAAAAATCATCCAACGCATTCTTTTGTGGTACACTAAATGTTACTACTCCGTTAGTTGCGCCATTGTTTACAACACCGTATACATCACGGGTATTAACGTTACGCTGCGTTGGGCTTAGTCCGGTTACCCCTGGTTCACCTTGAATCCAAAATTGAGTTTCTTGGTTTACATTAAAGGTATAACTACCACCTCTCAACAATGTCAATGTTGGATTGGGACTAGGGGTAGATAGTGTCTCGGATGAAATTAAATATGCGCTAGCATCAGGCTGTACAATAAAGCTATCAGAACTATAAACAATATCAGAAGAAATAATTACACGTTCAGGACCTTCTGGTAACCAATAATATTGATTAAAGTTAATTATTGAATCTAAATTAGTAAATGAGTCCCATGAGTAAAACTGACTATTGAATAGTCTATTGTTGTCAGCAGTTAAGCCGCCTTCAAGGGCCAAAGCATCAACTAGTCCAGGATAGCTTATAAAATCTTTAGCAGTAGTATCATTTTCTTTTAAGAAAATAACGCCCGGATCCAACTGATAATCAGTTCTGGTCTTTGTTGGTTCGGTAACGTAATAATCTTTAGCGTTAACTCCATATCCAAATTTACTACCAATATATCCTTGAATTTTTCTAGTATTTGGTTGTGCTACTAGTTGATCCAACGTAGCCGCTAAAAATTGGCTGTTGGTTGTGGTTTGAAATATTTCTGGTAGAAAATTTAGTGTTCTAATTCTTGTTGCCATTTGTAAAAATCTCTATGCTATATACTACTTATACTATCTGTAATTCGGCGGGTGTGAGTGCCGCTATCACAAGTACGTCATTTGATGTTGCTGCGTTAACAAATATTTCGTATGGCAAACATTTAATTTCATATAAATCTCCAAAATGTAGTGAGGGGTCGTTAGGAACTAACACACAAGAACTTACAAGTTCACCTATTTGATTGTGAATATATGCACTCAATTCACTAAAATAAAACGTATCACCAAAGTTCCAATTGTTAATACTGAAATAATTATTCATTTGTGTTAGTACTGCACTACGAATTTCGCTGTCACTTGCATTAGTGTTGCTGTTTTTAATAACTTTAATTGTACCTCTAAGAGCCGATGCAGCTTTAGGGCCAAATAATGGTTTAAACACTACACTATTTAAGATAGCACTATCAGTTAACATTTTGTAATCTTGTATTTGACCATATTGATTACTTAATTCATTGATAGTTGGTCTTGCTGGCATAGGTACTGTATCAGTTGTATCTTGTATCCAATTTTGATACTGGGTATAATATGATTGTGTCACTACATATAAATCAATAATATTTGTAGTTGCAGGATCAATACGTGTTGTATTATTACTATTGTGACGATATTGGAATTGCAATCCTTGACGCCCTGGCTTCATGCTATATTGTAGTTGTTCAACTAAAGTAAAATAAGGAGTTATTATTGTAGGGTCTTGAACGGTAATATAAAATGTGTTTTCTGAATATGCATAGAACAATTGTCCAACAGGATATTCATACTTAACAACTTCAATCTGAGTTTTTGTAGGGTATTGATAAGATAAACTAGATGACGCAATCAATTCTTCTCTTGTCAAATTAATAGCATCTTGAATTTGTTCAAAGAAAGCATATATTCCAATGTTACTGCTACCGGTAACATAACCAGTAATTTCATTAAAGAAATCAGGATTTTCAATTATTGTTCTGTCGTTTACATCAATACTAGCAACTTCAACTTCAAAGTCATTAATATATCCGTCACTTTCAACTGTTTGCCCAATTATGCTTGCAGTAATTGGTTCGCTTAACGCATAGTTAGAACTAGGCTGTGTGTTTGTAACTAATACTTTTACAAAATCTTGTAAGATTAACCCGGAGAACGGGTCATAAACTAATTTACCTGAATCGTATGTAAATCTAGTATCTGCTACACTACCAAAATAATAAGCCAATGAACGATAAGTTACCGTGTATCTATTATATCCAACACTTTCAAAATTAACAAAATAATTATTTGCATTATATGTGTCAACACTCCAACGTGATTGTGCAATAGTTAATGAATTATTAAAAACTAAAGAGAAATTTTGTTGTAAATCTAATCTAACAATACATTCTTGGATAACACTATTAGGTAATGTGTTGCTGAATGAAGGTAGAACTGTAGTCAAAATAGATCCGACAGGGACATAACCATTTAATGTTATAGGACCTGAACCGTTTGCAAACTGACCCAATCCATTATTATATCCGTCACCAATTACAGATAATACAGTAGTCCAAATATATGTTATATCTGATGGGCCTGCTATACCGGCCACCAATCTATTATTAGCGTCAAAATAATATCCGTTTGGTGCTACAAATTTAAGTAATGCACCTTTGGTTATATATTTTGCATTATATGTAGAATAGGTTCCAGTTGGTATAGGAGTATCTGCTCCATTAGTAATATTGTAAAAATAACCAGTCAGACTATTAGCATCAACTGAACTAGTTTGCCAAAATAATGTACCATCGCCTGAGGCAGTATTAATTGAGTACCTAGTATAATTTTGTGTATAATATTGTAATGAACGATTATCAGCTAAAATAGCAGCCAAGGTTCCTGTTAAAAAGGTAATAATATCACCGGTACTATTTATAGTTAGTGTTGAAAAGCCATCAGTGTTGTCTAACCAAACACCACCGTCATTTGCATAGCTATTTGTGCTACTGTATTTTCCAGTAGGGTCTAATAAATCTAAATTCTTACTTACCCCTACACTACTACGATTAATAGCTTTTGATTTGATAATTGAACTATACAGGGTATAAGGAAAGTTAGTATAATCTTCACCATTAACCATACGATTTTGTGTATAGTAACGACTTGGAGCACGTTGCTTAATTGAGGCAAGGCTTTCACGAACTTGTGCATTTGATACAGGAACTTGTAATGATAAACCAACTGTTAATGTTTCAATCCTGCCAACTCTACTTACATAATTAATTGCAACTGATATGCCTTGCATTTCAGTTGGTTGAATTGTATAAGTCAACGCATTACCCGCACGTACATATGATCTAAAAGTACCAACTGGTATTTCACTGAAAACACCGTCACCAAATATGTAACTTACTTGGTCATTGAATCTGCTATTAACTGAATAGATTTGTTTAACACTTCCCTCAGTTTGTAAATACGCATCAGCGTAAATGTTGTCAACTTTTTTCCATAATCCATATGAGCCATTAGCTTGACTAATTTGATATAACCAAGTATCAGTATTATTAATACCTTGAATATCAATATCAATTACTTGATTAGAGATTTGATTCTGTAACACAAAATCAAAATTAGTTAACGTACCTTGTTTGAAGTAAAAGAAGAAACCTGTATTTGGACTACCATAACCTAATTTGTCATTACGGTATAGCATATTGAATTTGTTAGTTGGGGCAGGTGGCAATTCATAAACATAATCTTCACCAACGGTACTTACACTACATAACTCAAAATTCATATTCAAACCATTAACTATAGAAGATAAAGGCACAACCGGTAATGTTCCTGCTGGAATTTGTAAAGTATATTCGTCAGTTTTTACACCAAGAATCTGTGCTGTATTTGCAGGTAAACCAACACGCTGAGTGTTTACCAATGCAGCATTAATGATGGTATTATATTGTTCTAACCAATTTGGGTTAGCAGGGTCATTCCATAATATAGG